CCGCGAGATCAAGCAGGCAGCCAAGAGGCTGCTGGATTGGGTCTTCGATGACTGGATGGAGCTGCACGGCCACGGCGAAAAGACCATTCAGTTCATCTTCAACGATCTGGATCCCTCCGATGCCGTCGATTTTAAAAAGCTGCTGATTGAGCTTTACGACCGCAAGCTGATCAGTCGTTCCAGCCTGCAGATCAAGATGGACCTTGACCCCGACATCGAGAACGCCAACCGCGAAAACGAGCGCAAGGACATCGACCTGATGGACGAAAAGCAGGTCAAACCCGTGGTGGACATGGTGGTCTCCGGCATCCTGAGCGTGCCCCGCGCCCGCAAAATGCTGGGCATCCCCGCCGACGATGGCGAACCAGCAACCGAGGCGGGTCGCACCTGGGCAGAAGACCTGGCGGCCACCGGAGAGGCGGCCGTGTGCGACGAGTGCAGTCATTTCAACTCGGACACCAATCACTGCCGGGTGCATGACAGCGAGCGCACCTTCGATTCCCCGGCCTGCCGCTTCATCGACCGCCGCGAGCCCGCCTGATGCCCTCCGATCTTGCCGAGCGCATCCGGGCGGCCACGCTCAAAAGCCTTTCCACGCGCAACCGGTACAACGACCAGGTCACTGCCCAGCTCACACGGTCCTTGAACCAGGCTGAAAAAGAGGTCGCCCGGGCCATCCTGCAATACCGCTCCCTGGGATCCCTTCCCGACAACAAGCTGGCGGCCTTAAAGGGCCTGGAAAAACTCCAGGGGGAGCTGGCCGACATCATGCGGCAGCTCAAGCGCGAGCACACCCTGGTCTTCAGGAAAAGCACAAAGGAGGCCTTCCGCCTGGGCATCGGACAGGGGATAGGCGAACTGACCGAGGCGGCCCTGCCGTTCTACGCCGACCTTACGCCAGCCGGCATCGACAAGCTCTCCTCCAAGGTCTTCACCATCGTGGACACTAACGCCCTGGATTTCATGGCGCAATACAACCTGACCCTGGCCGGCGACATCCACCGCGAGCTCTCAGACGGCATCAAGCGCACCATCCTAAACGGCATCGCTACTGGCAAAGGGGCCGACGACATCGTCCGCGACCTGGGCAAGGTCATCGTGGACAAGGATTCCTTCCGCCAGGCCGGCACCCGCGTGTTCAGCAAGGCCCAGTTCCGCATGGAGATGATCGCCCGCACCGAGGTGCTGCGCGCCCACAACATGGGCCGCCTCAAATTCCACGAGCGCGCCGGCGTGCAAAAGCTCGAGTGGCTGGCCGTGGAAGATGAGCGCATGTGCCCGGTATGCGGCGCCCTGGACGGCAAGACCTATCCCATCGACAAATTCCCCCAGCAGCCGGCGCACCCGCACTGCCGTTGCACCAACATCGTGGCCTGGCCTTTGGCCATCTGCGGTGCCGCCATGGCCGCCAAGGCCGCCCCCCAGTCCCCGCAGGGCGACACCTGCATCCTGCCGCCCCAGGTCCTGGAAGGCATGGCCGATGCCCAGGCTGAGGAAAACGCCAAGCTTAAAAATGCCTTTGAAAGCGGCGGCCTCTCCGACCTGAACACCCTGACGGTCAAGCAGCTGCAGACACTGGCCAAGGGTAACGGCGTCGCCGTGGCTCGCACCAAAGCCGATTTTATTAAGCTGCTGGATGCCGTCGAACCGGGCATTGACCACAACGACCTGGCCGGTGCGGCCCTTACCGCCAAGCTCAAAGAACACAAGATCGGACTGCTGCGCACCAAGGAGGAGTTGGTTGCGCTACTCGCCAAAAAGCAGGCCGAGTTCAAGCAGGCCAAGCTCCTTGCCCAGCAGATGGCTAAGATCCCGCCGGCCGAGGGGCTCGAGGGCATGACCGCCCAGCAGCTCAAGGAGATGGCCAAGGAAAACGGCATCTCGCTGAACATGACCAAGCAGGAGACCATTGAGCTGCTGGATAAGCTCGAGCCCGGCATCGACCACAGCGGGCTTGTGGGCAAGGAGCTGGCCGCGGCCAAGCAAAAGTACGGTATCGGCGTGCTCAAAAACAAGCAGCAGCTCATCGAGGCCCTGCAGAAAAAGGCCGGCACCGACATGGCCGAGAGTGCCAAGAAAAAGGCGCTGGATGAGGCCAAGCAGCAGCTGATCCAGAAGCAGAAATCAGCCCTGGAAGAGGCCGCCAAAGCGGTCGTCGTGCCCGAGATCCCGACCGGATATTCGGTTTTCCTCGAATCCATCACCCAGGCCGAAAAGGCCGTCGCCGCCGGAGCGGATCTGCCCCAGGAGATGCTGGCCGCTTACAGCAAGGAGATCGCCCTCAAAAAGCAATTGTTCTTAGAGCAGATCGCCAAGCTCAAGTCCACCGACCTGAAGAATATCGCCAAGGAGACCAAGCTCAAGCACTGGCAGTGGGCCAACAAGGACGAGCTGGTCACGCTGTTCACCGAAACCGACTCGGCCAAGCTCAAGGCTGTCAAAGAGAACATCGAAGCAAAGCATGCCGCCTGGGCGGGAAAACACGGTAGTAAAAAAGTTTCCTCCCCGCCGAAGTCAATCAAGTCATCTCCAGCTCCCAAGGCCGTTCAGCCCCAAGCGCCGGTTTTCCAAAAGAAAGGCACCGAGTTCGAACAAGCGGATGCCGCATGGCTCGAAAAAGGCAAGCCGAAGCATTTCACCTCCGCGGGCAAGGCCGACGTGGGCGGCGCGCACCCGAAGGAATTCTGGACCGACGAGAAGGGCGGGCGCTGGCTCTTTAAACCGGTGGGCAGCTCCGGCGACGAATTTATCGCCTACGGCGAGGAGGCCGCTTACAAGATCGGACGGCTCATCGATCCGCAGGCCATAGAGGTCCGCACTATCCGCCTGAACGGCCGACTCGGCTCCATCCAAAAATGGCGGACCGACCTCAAGGACAAGTTCGATTTGGCCGGCATCGACCTGAGCGATCTCACCACCCTGGAAGTTGAGCAGATCCAGCGAGAGCAGGTTATCGACTGGCTGATTTCAAATCACGACGGCCATGCCAAGCAGTTCCTGCGGGCCAAAGACGGCAAAATCTACGGCATCGACAAGGGGCAGATCTTCAAGCACCTGGGCGAGGACCGTCTGACCGTCGACTATCATCCCAACGCCTGCTGCGGCGAACAGGAGCCTTTCTACAACACCCTTTTCAGGGCGGCCAAGCAAGGCAAGGTCAAGGTCGATCCGGCGGTCGCCCTGCGTCACATCCGCGAAGTGGAGAAGATCGCCGACGACGATTACCTCGATCTGCTGCGCCCATATGTCGAGGGGCGCTTCGGCCGGGATGAAAGTCGCAAACAGGCCTTTTATCAAATGGCCTTGGCGCGCAAGCGCAACCTGCGGCGCGAATTCGAAAGTTTCTATGCAGACGTGCTGGGCCGGCGGGATTTCCGTTTCGAAGATGTGCTGGAGGCAATCCCTAAAAGCCGCCTGGGGCCGGCCGAAGAGGAGCTGTTGGAGGAAGTCCGAACGCTCGGCTGGCAGGGCAAGGTCCTTCCCTTCGACGAGGATGCCATCGAGGACCAGAACGCGCTGATTTTCGTCGAGGCGATTAAGGGCAAGCAGCGGACCGTGGTCAAGATGAAGGTCCGCCCCGAGGCCGAATCCAAGCTGCTGGAGGCCTTGCGCAAAGCGGGTGTAGAGACCGCGACCGCCCGGGTGGGCGAGCAGCTACCGCAGGATATCTTCGCCAACGACATCCTGGCGGCGGTTAAAACCGTCAATCACCACATCCAGAATTTTGAGTACAACCAGGCGAAGATCAAGAAGGCCGCCGATCACATAAAGGCCCTAAAGCAGCTGGCCGGATCGGACGATCCGGATGTGCGCGCCATGGCCCAGGCTTACATCGATTGGATCGAAAAGGTTCAGGAATCAGTAAGACAGCGCAAGCCGATCGACGGCCATTTCGACCCTTACCTCAAGCAGTTTGTCTCCAAGGAAAAAAAGCCTGACAAGACCACTTTTACCGTACGCCGGACAAAGGTGTTACAAGCCCGCCGGGAGCTGAAAAACGGCGAGATCGTCGTTGCAGACGATGCGGCCGACAATACCTCGCTGTTCCGCGGCCGCAGCCTGAAGGCCGGCGAGCAGTACGAGATCGATTTCGAGGACGGCACGCGCGCCCTCTACCGTCCCTGGTCGGACAAAAACCTGTACGCCCAGCAGGGCGAATTCGAGCTGATCCTGGCGGAGCGTCCAGATGCAAGGAGTATCGGCAAAGCCATGGAACACATGGAATCGATTGGTATGAAAGCCGGCGTGGCCTCGCCCCAGGATGCCGAGCTTCTCTATCTCCACAAGCAGGCTTACCTCGCAAAGGTGGACCGTGAGCCGGAGTACAAGCGCATAGTGGAGGATCTGGACCGGCGC